TATCATTACAAGAGTAGGGCAAGATTCAAAAATATTCTTCTGTGGTGATTTTAGTCAAACAGATTTGACAAAGACGAATGAGAGAAATGGGTTACACGATTTTTTAAGAGTTCTAGAAAATATGGATGAATTTAATTGTGTAGAATTTGACATTCCAGATATTGTAAGGTCTGGTTTTGTGAGAAGTTATCTCATAGAAAAAACTAAACAAGGTATAGGAGTTGAATTATGAAATGCAGTCAAGAGGGATTAGCCCTAATTAAGAAATTTGAAGGTTGTAGATTAGAATCATACAGATGTTCTGCAAATGTATTGACAATAGGTTATGGTCATACAGGTGGAGTATTAGAAACAGATGTGATTACACAAGATGTTGCTGATAAATTACTAGAACAAGATATCGCAAAGTTTGAAAAATATGTAAATGTTAATGTTGCAGTAGAACTAAATCAAAGTCAGTTTGATGCTTTAGTTGCATGGACATTTAATTTAGGTGTCGGTAATTTAAGACAATCAACAATGTTAAAAAAATTAAATGAAGGCGACTACCAATCAGTACCATCTGAAATGAAAAGGTGGAATAAGGCAGGTGGTAAAACACTAGACGGTTTAATTAGAAGAAGAAAAGCAGAAGGTTTATTATTTGAAAGTAAAGAATGGTATGAAGTGTAAATTATATTATGGGTCTTATTAATCGTGTTAAAAAAATTAAAATCCCTACACATGAGTTTAATATACAGATTCCTATTATTCAAAAGAAGAATCTATTAACACCAGAAGAAAATAATACTCTGGCAGAATATATTATTGAATTAGGTGATGTACAGGAAAGTAAAACATTTGTCAGAGCATCTATGTCTGATTGGCAATTACACACACATAATAATATTGCAAAAAAATTATGTGATAAAGTTTTAGATATTATTTTAGAATCATCTGGTAGAAAGAATTCAGTCAATCCACCAAAGTTTTATACACGAAAGTGTTGGGGTGCTATCTATGGTAAAGGAGATTGGGTTCAAGAACATAATCATGTTGGTAGTGTTTTTGGTTGGTGTTACTATATTCGTATGCCGAAAGGTGCATCACCATTAGTTTTTCCAGAAGGAGATTTATCCATTCAACCTAAAGAAGGTGCGTTGATAGTGTTTCCTGGCATAGTTAAACATTCTGTTCCACCATGTGATTGCGAAGAAAAACGAATTATGATTGCTAGTAATGTAGGAGTTAAATAAATTATGAAAAATTATGAAATTAAATTAAATGATGGGTTATATCATTTCCCAGAATTAAAAACAAAAACAGTTGATAGAAAGAGATTTTATGTAACACCAGAAGGTAATGAGTATCCATCTATCACCACAGTATTATCACCTAGAAATAAAAAGGGATTAATGGAGTGGAGAAAAAGAGTTGGTAATGATGTTGCAAATCACATTGCAAACAAAGCTGCCGTCAGAGGTACGAAAGTACATAAGATGTGTGAAGATTGGTTGAATGAAGATTTTAGTCAAGAAACTTGGGATAAACATAAGAAAGATTTTTTTCCATATACTTTATTCAATGAGTTGAAAAATCAAAAGTTTGAGTATATAACTGATGTGTATGCACAAGAGATGACTTTGTATTCTGATAAATATAAGGTAGCAGGTAGAGTAGATTTGATAGCAAATTACCAACATCATCTCTCAATCGTAGATTTTAAAACATCTACCAATGAAAGAAAAGATTCTTATAATGAAAATTACTATATTCAAACAGCAGCATATGCTGAAATGTTTGAGGAGATGACAGGAACACCTATCAATCAAATAGTAATTTTAGTTGTGACAGAAAATGGTACAGTACAAGAGTTTGTTAAAGAAAAAGACGAATATTTACCATTGTTAGAGAAAACACTAGAGGAGTGGTACAACTAATGGAAATGATATTTACAGAGAGTGCAGCAAACCAAGCAAAAGTAATCTTGGCAAGTGAAGAAGATGGTCTTCAACTTCGTTGTTTTATACAAGGGGGTGGGTGCTCAGGTTTCCAATATGGATTTACCCTAGATAAACAAAAAGATGAAGATTGGGTATTTGAAACCAATGGTGTAAAACTTTTGATAGACCCAATGAGTGGTGTTTATTTTGAAGGTGCCACTATTGACTATACAGATGACCCACTAAATGGTAGTGCATTTCATATTAGTAATCCTAATGCGAAATCTACTTGTGGTTGTGGTTCTAGTGCTGCTTTTTAAGGGTTGACAAAACATGTTTGAGTATATTATAATAGTGAAAAATTTAGGAGTATATTATGGATTTAAATAGAGATGGTGATGGATTTCTTATCAATATAGACGATTGGTCAGAAGAAGTTATGTATCAAATGGCAGAACTTGATGGAATGGAAATTACCGAAGAAATAAAAACATACATTGACAAGGCAAGGGAAATGTATGGAGAAACAGGAACAGTTCCTGCTGTTCGTAACTTTGCAAAAGAGTTTAATATGGATAGAAAGGCAAGTAAACTTTACGAAGTCTTTCAATCAGGCCCTATGAAAAAGATTGCAAAGTATGGTGGTCTACCAAAACCTACAGGTTGTGTCTAATGTCAGACACAACATCACACACACCAAAGACATTCTCTTTGGAAATAGAAAAGATTGCTTTTCATAAAAGAGTTACACACTTAGAAGCAATATCTATCTATTGTGAACAGTTGGGTATTGAACCTGTAAGTACAGCAAAATTATTAACAAAAAACTTAAAAGAAAAAGTAGAAGCAAATGCAAGGGATTTAAATTATTTACCTAAGTCTGCTAAACTACCTATGTAATGCAACCAATAGATGCATATTTAATGTATTGTGCTATGAAGGCACACTTTGATAAAAGTGATTACGATTTTATAAAGTATAATGGTAAATCTAAAGTATCAAGAAATTCATTCTACAAAAGGAATGATAGAATTTTTTTTGTTAAATTAACTAGAAAATATAAAAGTAAAGAAGATGTGCAAGATTATTTACTTGCTAATTTTTTGATACATCCAAAAGGTTGGGTCGGTAAGTTTGATGAAAACAATTATACAGAGTGGAAAAAGAAAATACAAAGCTTGACTTATACATTTAAGTCAGAGATAGAACCAATACTAGATAAAAATCTAGTTGCCGTATCTAAAAACAAACACCCTAAATTGTTAAAAGATTATCTTGGTAAAAGAGTTTCACTAGAAACTTTAGTTATACTAGACAGTATATTGAGTTTTCATAAAGAGTGGAATACAAAACTTATTGATGACTATGTTTGGAAAGATGTATATAAACTTATGAATGATTATAAGTCTTTTTTAAATTTTGATACTAACAGTTTTAAATTAATATTAAAAGGATTAATGGTGTGATATGAGTAAGGCAATAGTTTATGGAAATGGTGAATCTCGTAAAGTTTGGGATGTAACCAAAGATTATAAAGGATTTACTACATGGGGTTGTAATGCCGCTTACAGAGATTGTAAAGTTGATAATCTAGTTGCCATAGATTATGGAATACAACAAGAGATATATCAATCTGGTTATGCATCTAATAACTCTTGCTGGTTTGCAGATTGGAGTACACTAGAACAGTTTCATCCAGAGTTTCTAATGATGAACTATCCACGAGAATTAATTTTTCAAACTGATAATCCAAACAATAGTGATATTTGTGTTGTACAAGGAAAAGAAGCAATAGATGCAGAAAGAAACTATCAAGAGATGATAAAGAACTTTCCATATCTTGACAAAGAAGATGTTAAAAAAAAATGTTATAAGAATGTGGGTCTATATGTTACATGGTTACAAGAGAATGATAAGATTAAAAATATAAAATATCCTAAAGCATGGTGTGCTGGAGCAACTGCAATGTATTTGGCATGTCAAGAGGGTGTAAGTGATGTTTATATGCTAGGATTTGATTTAAGTAGTTATGATGAACCTTTGAATAATATCTATAAAGGAACAGATAACTATCTACCAGAAGAAGCAAAAGGATTTAATGTAGATAATTGGTTAGTACAATTAATTGAAATATTTAAGAACTTTCCAGATACTCAGTTTCATTGGGTAGATGACCACAATAACGAGAACAAATTACAGATAAAAAATGTTAAAGGAATTAGTTATAAAACACTTGACAAAGTATGTCAGGGGCGAGTATAATGACCAGAATAACTATTATAAATAGTTATGTATCGAAAGATACAATATTTAAACATACGACAACATACGAAAGGAGAAAATAAGATGTCTTTAGATAGTCTAAAAAGTAGTGGTTCGCTGAATAAGTTGCTTGATGCAGCTAAAGGTGAAACCAAACCTCAAGAGAAAAAATCATATGTAGATGAAAGACTGTGGAAACCAGAACTAGATAAATCTGGTAATGGTTATGCAGTACTTCGTTTCTTACCAGCAGTTCAAGGTGAAGACTTGCCATGGGCGAAAGTTTGGAATCATGCATTTCAAGGCCCAACAGGTCAATGGTACATAGAAAACTCTCTTACAACTCTTAATCAGAAAGACCCTGTGTCAGAACACAATACTGCATTGTGGAATACAGGTTTAGAATCTGATAAAGAGATTGCTCGTAAACAAAAAAGAAAGTTACAGTATTTCTCTAATGTTTATGTAGTAAGTGATACTAAACACCCAGAGAACGAAGGTAAAGTATTCTTGTTCAGATATGGTAAGAAGATATTTGACAAAATTACTGCTGCGATGTCACCTGAGTTCGAAGATGAAAAAGCAATCAACCCATTTGATTTTTGGGAAGGTGCAAACTTCAAACTTAAAATCAGAAAGGTAGATGGTTTCTGGAACTATGATAAATCAGAGTTCGAAGATACATCAAAACTTTTTGAAGATGATGAAGCAGTAGATAAAGTTTGGAAAGGACAATACTCTCTTACAGAGTTTACTGCTCCAACAAACTTCAAATCTTATGACGAGTTAAAAACAAGACTAGATGCAGTTCTTTCTGGAACTGTAAAAGTTGGTAATGTAGCTGATACAATGGATGATGCTCCTGTAGCAACACCTAAAGTTGATACAAAACCTACAACTACAAAAGTGGAAACACCTGTGGTTGATGAAGACGATACATTAGCATACTTTGAAAAACTCGCTGAGTAACCTATTGAGTACCCCTGTAAAAAGGGGTACTTTTC